CGTTTAGTACAGGAACTGAAGTTGGTACAATTAATAACACACAAGTGTTCATTAACGGTTTGGTACAGGCTCCTACTTACTCATACACATTGAGTACAGTAGACGGCGTTTCGAGCATTGTGTTTGACTCTGCTCCAGAAGCTAACGACTTTATCATGGTTCGCTTAACACCAACAGTTACTTTAAGTGCTGGTGGTATCTTAAACGAAAACAGTGGTATTGATGGTGGTTCGTATTAATCTTAAAGAAATTTAAGGTATAGTGAGAAAGGGTGCAGAAATGCACCCTTTCCTATTTGCGGATTACATAAATAACTTACATGATTAAGAATATTTTTTGGATTTAAAATGCCAATCTTCCGCGGAAAAGAATTAGTTAGCTCAACATCAGACAGTAAAGATAGTGTTAGAGTAGCCACACGTTCACACGTGCCGCTATTGGCCTCTCTTTCTGTAGTCGATGATGTGTCATTGGATCATAAAGATCGTGTACTATTAGCCGGCCAAACCAATACTGCCCAAAATGGAATCTATGCATGGAACTCAACAACTGGAAGATTGATCAGGGCAACTGATGCAGACTCAATGTACGAAGTATCTGGCGGCATGCGAGTATACGTAGAAGAAGGCGCAGTAAATGCTCAAACTTATTGGACGTTGACAACCCCGGGCGTAATATTATTGGGTTCTACTGGATTAACATTTGCCCGAGAAAACCGAGTAGGCAACTTTGACCAGTCTGGCACACATGGTTCCGCATCTACAACCAACGTGATAACCCTAGATGAGTCAGGCCAAATCACCTCTATAATCGCCACAGACATAGCTGTAGATGGCGGCGAATTTTAACTATATACATTCAGTACTAGCCAATTGAACTAAATACTTCTGGAACGGCGGGATCCGATCACCCTGCCAAACAATCCAATAGGGAGTATATACTCAAAATGGCCAATCAAATCATTTTAAAGCGTAGTTCTACGCCGAGCAAGGTACCAACAACTGCTCAGTTAGCACTAGGCGAACTAGCCATCAACACGCATGATGGTAAAATTTTTATCAAGAAAGACAACGGCGTACCGTCAGTTGTTGAAATTGGTGGTGTTACAAGCGTAAACACACAAACAGGTGATGTTGTATTATCAACATCAGACGTTGCTGAAGGTTCTAACCAATATTTCACAACAGCCCGTGCTCGTAGCGCATTAAGCGCAGGTACAGGCATCAGCTATAACAGCGGTACAGGTGTTATTAGCACAACTCAAAACTTGTCAACAGCAGGTACACCAACTTTTGCTGGTGCTACAGTTGCTGGTGATTTGACAGTACGTCACATCATCCCAAGTTTAGCTAACACATATGACTTAGGTTCGGCAGCGAATCCTTTCCGTCACATGTTCGTTGGTCCAGGTTCGTTGTATGTTAACGGTAAGCAAGTTTTAACAGAAACTAGCGGTACAATGACATTCACAGCTGACTTAGATCAGAACATGCGTGTTACAACAACTGGTACTGGTTTACTTCAGTTCGGTTCAAGCACAACAGGTGTTAACATTGACGGTACATTGCAAATCGCAGCCGGCAAGCGTATCACTTCAAGTGATGGCGTTAAAGTTCAATTCGGTGACGATGTTGAATTAAACGGTAACAAGGTTATTGGTTTAGGCGTTCCTACAGCAACTGGCGATGCAGCCACAAAAGGCTATGTTGATTCGAGTATTAGTGCTATTAGCACAAGTACAATCAGCCAAGGTAACTCAAACATTGCAGTTGTTGACAACGGCACTGGTACAGTTACAGTCACAGTTGACGGTAGTACAGCATTGACAGTTACATCAACTGGTGTAGTTATTGCTGGAAACATGACAGTTGAAGGCACTACAACAAGTGTTAACAGTAATACAATCAGCTTGGCTGACAACATTGTTACATTGAACAGTGATGCAACAGGTGCACCAACTCAAAACGCAGGTCTTGAAGTTGAACGTGGTGACGAAGCAAATGTTCAGTTACGTTGGAACGAAGGTTTACAAAAGTGGACATTCACTAACGATGGCGCAGTTTACACACAAATTGCTACAAGCACAGATACATTAGCCGAAGGTACAACACAGTTGTTCCACAGTGCAACTCGCGCTCGTGCTGCATTAAGCTCAAACAGTTCAAGTGGTGTTGCTTACAACAGTGCAAGTGGTTTGATTAGCTTGGGTTCTATCCCTAACAGCTCATTGACTAACAGCAGTGTTACAGTTAACGGTGCAGTTGCAGCATTAGGTGGTTCTATCACTTTAGGCGTTGCTGATATTTCTGGTGCAGCTACAACTACATCAGTAACAGCCGCAATTGCAACAGCCGCAACTGATGCAACTACAAAAGCAAGCGCCGCACAAACAGCCGCTATCAGTGCAGCCGCAACTGATGCAACTACAAAAGCAAACAACGCTCAAGTAGCAGCCGCAGCAACCGCAGCAACCGACGCAGCTTCTAAAGTAGCCGCTGAAGCCACAGCACGTGATGCAGCTATTGCAGTTGCCAAAGCAGCCGCAATTGCAGCCGCAGCAACTGACGCAGCTTCTAAAGTAGCAGATGAAGCCACAGCACGTGATGCAGCTATTGCAGTTGCAGTAGCCGCAAAAGATAGCACAAGCGAAATCACAGAAGGTACAAACTTATATTACACAGATGCTCGCGTAGCAACTCGTGTAAGCAGCGGTTTAACAAACTTCCACAGTGCATTCCAATCTGTAACATCTGCACAAGCTACAACCAATGCATCTGGTACAGTTGCGTTTACATTTGCTGATTTAGCTACTGCTAAACATTATAATGTTTACTTAAACCGTACATTGTTACGTCCAACTGAATTTAGCGTAAGCGGTTCTGTTGTAACAGTTGTTGCTGGTATTTTGGCAACAGATGACGAAATCGAAGTAACTGGATTAAAATTCGCGTAATTTAACTGGCTAAAGACGGGGGTTTGACATCCCCCGTCTGTACATTGGTAACAATGGACTTGGGGTAACAATAGTTTGCCCTCCGTGCCAGAAAACTCAAAGGAGATAAAATGTCTGATAATAAACGTAAATTAAAGAACAGTGGTACTACAGGTGAAGTATCATTAGACAAATCAAAAGAATACAAGTATGACAAAGCTGGTACTCTTGTAGAAGCAACGGTCGTTGGCGATAACGATATCGTTTTCTCGGGTAGCAAATCAAGTCTACGTAGAATCAGTGACTTGGAACGTAACGTTTCGATTCTTGCAGCTACATTGACAACAGCCGACGGTGGCTCAACTGACGCAGAAGATGATAACTTTGATGGTATCTTTACTGCCCCTGCTCGTTTCAAAGAAACCACACGTTTCGACGCCGCAGTTGGAGTTTATGCATCTGTTGTAATGAACGCTAACAAGATTACAGGCTTAGGTACACCAACAGCTTCGACTGATGCAAGTACCAAAGGCTATGTTGACTCTGCTGTGTCTACAGAAGCTACTGCACGTGACTCTGCTATCGCTACTGCAAAGAGCCAAGCTATCAGCACTGCTGCAACTGATGCAACTACTAAAGCTAACTCAGCTCAATCAAATGCCGCTTCAGACACAACTACAAAAGTAGCAGCCGAAGCAACTGCACGTGATACAGCTATCGCTACTGCAAAGAGCCAAGCTATCAGTACTGCCGCTTCAGACGCAACAAGCAAAGTATCAGCTGAAACTACAGCACGTGGTACAGCAATTGCTACTGCAAAGAGTGAAGCAATTAGTGCAGCCGCAAGTGACGCAACAAGCAAAGTATCAGCTGAAACTACAGCACGTGGTACAGCAATTGCTACTGCAAAGAGTGAAGCAATTAGTGCAGCCGCAAGTGATGCAACTACTAAAGCAAATGCAGCTCAAGCAAACGCTATTGCCGCAGTAACAAACGGTGCCGGTGCAGCCTTTGACACATTGAAAGAAATTCAAGATGCAATGGCAACTGATACAGAATTAGCTTCTGCTATTTCTGGATTGACTCACACTGGTATTGCTGGTAATTTACCAGTAAGCAAGTTGAACAGCGGTACAGGCGCAAGCACTGGTACATTCTGGCGTGGTGACGGTACATGGAGTGCTGGCGTTTCAGGCCCAACAGGCCCAACAGGCCCAACAGGCCCAACAGGCCCTACAGGCCCTACAGGTGCTGCTTCCACAGTTGCTGGTCCAACTGGTCCAACTGGTTCACAAGGTATCCAAGGTATCCAAGGTAACACAGGTTCAACAGGTCCTACAGGTCCTACAGGTGCAACAGGCCCTACAGGCCCATCTGGCAACCCATGGGGCGGCGGCACATTCACTGGTGCAATCGCAGTTCAAGGTGGTATCACTGCTACTGGTGAAATTACAGCTTACTACTCTGACGTTAACTTGAAGAAGGATATTGTAGAAATTACAGATCCAATTGCTAAAGTTATGTCGTTACGTGGTGTTACTTTCCGTCCTAACCAGACAGCGTTAGACTTAGGTATTATTGACAAAGAAGAAGTTGGTGTTATTGCTCAAGAAGTTGAAGCAGTATTACCACAGTTGGTAACTCCAAGTGCTTTCCCTGGCTTCAAGACTGTTAAGTACGACAAGTTGACAGCGTTATTGCTCGAGGCAGTTAAAGCGCAACAACTACAAATCGATGCTTTAAAAGCAGAAATTTCTAAGTTGGGTGGTTCAGCTACAACTGAACTATAATCTAGTGAAAAGAGGAGGCAAATAAAATGGCAATTCTTCCAGCAACTGGATCATCAATTTCGTTTGGCAACGTCAAGCGTGGTTACTCTAACACAACAGGATCTAATGTATCATTACGTGCTACATTAGGCGGATATTTAGGTATCGGCGGCTCTGTTAGTTTAAGTAGCTCGTTTGGTGGACGTACAACACCATATAACACTTAATAATGTTATGAATCGAAGAAAGGGTGGCAACACCCTTTCTTTTTGGCTAAAATTTCTGTATCTAAAATGATACATAGTTAAACATAGAAGGAGCTTTCATGCCACTAACTCAAAACGAAATCCTAAACAATACAAGAACAGTATTAAAGCAGGTACCATTCCGTACAAATTTTGAAAGAGAAAATTTTGTATACGGTGTTGCAAGCGGACCAAGATTACTTGTTTCTCTTTGCCAAGAGATGGAATTTTTAAACGGCGAAATGAACAAGGCCACAACCGATTGGCAAAAGCAAATTGTACTTGATGAAATGAATATCATCAATGCTCGCATTGCGGAATTGCAAGCAGAAATTGGTACAGATGTTGCTACTGCTATTGAAAATGCTGAACCAACTTATTGGGTAGAACAACTTGCAAAAAATGCAGCAGTGGAAGCAATTTGTCAAAATGTATCCATTGAAAATATGGGACAGATGCTGAAGTTACCAGCTGAATTATATGAAAAAACAGTCACACGCTGCCAAACATTCTTAAATGTAATTAACAAGACAACACGTCTTGCAGAACGCAAAGCTAATTTGTCTAATGTTGATACTGCTGAAGAATAATGTTTGGCAAGTCATCTCGTTCTGTATTTGATCAGCAACCTGTTCTAAGCGATCAGGTTGTTATTTGCGTACCAACGAACGGGACAGTGCATGCAAAGTTTACCTACTGTTTAGTACAAGCAATCAAATACACAGAACAACAAGGTATCCCGGTAATACTTGAAATGGATGCTGGCACAGTACTCAGCAACCAACGTCAAGTATTACTGAACTTGGCAGTTGACGAGTACGGGGCAGAGCATGTAATGTGGCTTGATAGTGATATGACATTTCCCGAAGATGTCATTGTTAGATTATTACAGCACAAAAAGAAAGTGGCCTGCGCCACTTACTCAAAACGTGTACCACCTTTTCACCCTACTGCATTTCATTCTATTGATCCAGTAGAGCCAGTTGATACAACTGCACACGGACTAACTCAAGTGCGTTATACTGGGTTTGGTTGTTTATTAATGCGGGCTACTATAGCAGATGAAATACCAAGTCCGCACTTTCCGCTAAAGTGGCATGCACCAAGTAGTACATGGCATGGCGAGGATATGGGATTTTGTGATTTACTTGATCACAATGAGATTAAGATTTGGTGCGACTTAGATCTTAGTCGCCAGATTGGCCATTTAGGGCAACAAGAGTTTCGTGTGAATCAGGCAAGCTAATAAAAAATGCACACCAGCGAGTTAGCTTTTTCAAGTTGACACTGGCTGACATTTGATATTCGGGATAGCGTTGATCATTTATCATACTTCGCATATTAACTCCGTCAATTACTGCACTTTTGATTAGATCAAGTTTTAACTTTTCATCTAATAATAAACTAATCAACAACGGATGATACCAAAGTTCTTCGTTTATAAGGCGTCGAGTTTCCAAGTACCATCGTTCAGTGTAGCAAACTGAATCTTTGTATAACTTATTCAATAGTGGATTGTTTAAGTGATATTGCCAACATTGCGTTACATCAATTTGCTTATGTGGGCCAGCGTATACGTCTGGCTGATGCAAAGTATTTTTAATTACTTTTAACGCCATCCAATAAACCCTCTAATGCTACTCGAAAGCCTGTACTGTTAAACATTTTAGCAGTATTGCGATGAAGTGGCTGCGGCCACTCCCATAAATTAACCCAACAGTATCCGGCACTTTCGTCATCTACTGTTGGGATGAACTCTTCCTCGCATAAAATTAGATAACTAACATGCCGAAATCTTTTGTCACGAGTTGTAAAAGTGTATACATGACTCATTGCAATAGTATTTGGTACACCTGGATGCCCAAGTTCTTCGCAGAGCTCTCGCTTTAAACCTTCAAGATCGCCTTCGTTACCGTCTAACTTGCCACCCCATAGCCCCCAACACATGCTATGCGTTTCAGAAGGGCTACGAAGTTGCATCATAGCTCTTCCGGTTTTCTTGCTAACAATTAGTGCGCCAACAGCTCTCATATTCATATTTAGTTGACAATGCGCCAGTAGCCTTGTTCAAATATTCCTTCGATTGCCACTACCCATTCAGTACCAGTGTAGTATAACTTGACCATGGTATTTGCGTTGGTAGTGTAAGCAGGCACATTAACTGCACTTGCGTCAAAGCTGACAATCCAGTTACTGCCGTTGTATTCAATGATGTCGTTTGCGTCAGCAACTACAGTGCCCCACAAACCAGATTGTGGCACCGAGTCTGTTAACAAATAACGTTGGCCAGGTTGTACAGGCGGAATGTTGCCGTTACCCGGAGCACTTCTCGTTGGGTCAACAACACCATTAATCATTGTAATAGTATCGTTGGGTAATGTAGAAACATCAACAGTGTAAAACAGTAAGTTTTCGTTGTCAGTATTTTCAGTAATCTTTAAAATTACTTCATTTGGGTCAAGTTGGTCGCCAAGTTTAAGTCTAATTTCTGTGATGCCATTTTTAAAGCCACCATAGTTCTCAAAATGTTCGTTCCAGCGTAACAATGCTGGTACAACGTTTTCTGTGTCAGTTGTGGTATTGATACTTGTTAGCAGTTGGATTGAATCTCCAGTTACACGAATGTGTCTATCCTTAAAGGTAATCCATTGTCTTGACGTAATAGATTGACTATTAAGACCAACAGTAATATCATCGATAAACTGATAGTCACCTGCAATGTTATTCAAGATACTGTGAATCAAGACTTGACGTTTGACTTTAGCAGGCGGTGTCAAGAAGATAGGTAATGAAAAAATCAAACTGGCAACGTCAATGATGTCATCGGTGCCTTGTGGAATACTACGAGCAGTCCATGTCACGTTGATAAGTTCAACCACTGCCAAACTGGTCCAGTCGTACGGGTTCTGACTGCTTTGCAAGTTAACACTAGGATTGAATAATAATAAAATTTGTTCAAGTAGTTGTAGCTTTTGTTCAGTGTTGCTGGTCCATATATCAACGTTGATAGTTAAATCAAACGGAATTGGAGCATGACGTTCGAGTGTATATGTTTCGGCAACTTTATCGTTAAACGTTTGTGCTTCTGAGTCATATGCTTTTTCGTAAATTTGTGTACTATCTTCAAACGAAGGAGTCATACGTCTTTCAGCATTTGGAACAAGTTCGGCAATATAACAGCTAATAGCAGGAACACTCAGGATTGTGTTTTCACTGTTACTACGCAGTATGTGTTGACTCATACGAGTTGTGTCACCATAACGAACAGGTACCTGGTGATAGTTATCTGCACCAGTGGCATCCTTGCCCATCTTTACACTGAACCCACCAAACAGTCTCATGAACTGTAGTAACCAACGTCTTATTTGTTGATCGTAAAAATATTGTTGTGCCATTAATTGTCTGCCTTGGGTTTAACAAATACACCACTCAGTGCTTGTCGTTGTGGAACAGTTACACCAGCGTTATTTGTTGTAGTTGTGGAGTTATTGATATATGGTCCTGCATTGGTTGCAGTAGTTGCCCAACCTGCGGAAGCAGAGTTGTCGGCAAGTCTATGCCACTTGTTGCCACGATATACAAATAGTCGCTGCGGTTGAAAATCATTTCTAACAAACAGTTCGCCCTGTGAAGGGGCAATAGGGAATGATAAGCCAGTTGCAATATTTGTGGTATTACCTTGTTGAGCTTGATGTTCAGTCGTGTTAACTACAATATTAGAATTACCAGATCCATCAAAGCCAATGATCACAGGGGCATACGTTGCATCTGTAAATTCAGTGTTCTTATAGCCAGCCGCCGGAGTAATCGTTTCTGCTGAAGCCACAATAGCATTTGAAATAGCAATTTCTTTGTTGTATGTGCTTAGAGCGTTCTTCAAGCTATCTTCATCTTCCGGGTCGCCTAGTAAGCTACGATATTCTTGAGCATCATTGATAGGTGCTGCCTTGATGCGCCACAGGTGTGGCCACCAAGTTGGACCAAAACCTTCTGCTGAACGGCTCGCATCTTGGATAGCATAAAACTTGTTAATGCTCTTTGCGTTGGCATCTAAAAGCAAGTCATCGTTTAAGTGAGGTAGTTCGAGTACATCGCCTGCCATAAGTTTACGACCAAGACGTTCTACCATTTCGTTTGTATGGAAGGTAATAAACAACGTGTCAGCGTTTAAGAACAAACCAAATTGACTCAAATCAAAGTCTTGATCCGATACATTGTAAGTGCCACAAAGTTCATAAACGGTTGTGTCATACACACGATCACGGTTCTCCATAAACAAAATGTCCTGGATGTCCATTTCATTGATTTCACCCTTTGCAGCCAGGTTTGGCTTGGCAGGATCTGATCCATCTTCTACGGCAGCTGGACCAAGATATTTGTGGATCAGAATAGAGGTGCCGCCAGCACCCACAGCTTCGCGAATAACCCTATCCTGATAGTGGTAATCGTTGGTTTTAGCGTTTTTCCAAAGTGATAATTTAGGCATGTTTTTCCATCAGGACCAAAAAGGACCTGTTTCATACTGTTATTTACCGGTTGACAGACGTTCGCGGATAAGTTATAATAACAACATTGCGACACTAAACGGAGTAAAAAATGGCTACTGCAACGAAGAAAAAACCTGCCCCTGTAAAGAAAACACGGGTCACAGCAAAACAAGTTAACGCTCATCGTACACGAAGTGGTGGCCCAAAAGACTTTAGCCCAACCTGGGAAGGCGTAGCTGAATTCAATGAAGAACAGTTTACACGTCAGTTCCGACGTGCAATGGACCACTATCGTCTCGAGAGCAACACAAAAACATTGCGTCCAAAAGTAGCAGAGTGGATGGAGTCTGTAGGATACAAAAAAGACGTTATTGCCCAGTTTCGCAAGCTAAAAGATTCTCGCATTTCGTCAACACTGTGTGGCGTGGCTGCATGCCTGGTGCGAGGAATGCCTCCAGTACACGAAGGCTTTAATAGTGGGCGTGATTCTTCTGTGTGGTTGCGTACAGAAATTGAAAAATCTTTAAAAGATGGCAAGGATGACGCAGACGAAACTGAAGTAGATAAAACTGTTCCTGTGGTAAAGAAGGAAACTATTCAAGACCGGTTGGCAGAAAAGTTCAGCGAAGCAATGGGCGATATTGAAGGTGCTATTGATGACTACATTATAGATGGCAAGGAACCCAAAGTGTTTCATCTGCTGTCGGTTGCCAATATTGCAGTACAGTACTCTTCTAAAATTGTTGAACTGATCCAACCACGTATTGACGAACTCAACGAAGTGACTGCTGGCAAAGACAGTCAGCTAACAGAAGCATACAAGCATTTGGGCAAACGCGAAGTTAAAGCATACATTAAAATGTATGAAGGTATCATCAATGATGCTATGGCCTATAAGACTAGTAAGATTGCAACTCGTGCTAAACCTAAGCGCAAGCCTGTTCCTCCAGAGCGTCAAGTTAAAGGCCTCAAGTTTATGAAAGAGTTTGCCGAACTTGGACTTAAGAGCATCAACCCAACTGAGATTTTGGGCATGAGCGAGCTGTGGACTTACAATACTAAGACACGCAAGTTGGGTCGCTTTGTGGTCAGTATGCATGGTGAAATGTCAATCAGTTTGCTTGGCGTTAAAGGCAGTGCTATCATTGGATTTGATGAACTCAAGAGTACTTGCAAAACACTACGTAAGCCAGCAGAAAAACTTGCAGAGTTTAGAACACTTGGCAAGCCAGGCCTACGCAAGTTTATGGACACTATTAAAAGCGTAGAAACCAAGCTAAAAGGACGCATTAGTCCGGAAACAATCCTGCTTCGTGCTCTAAAGTAAGGACTAGCAGTGCAGTCTTCGGTAAATAATACTGGAGACTGCACATGCAAAACAACACAACACAACGTTCCAAAGCCGCAAAAAACATTGAGCTAATGCTTGGTGGCGGCTTAGTAGATGTCGAATTAGACAAGGAACACTACGACCTGGCAATTGATAAAGCCATTGGAAAATATCGCCAACGCTCTAGCAGAGCAGTAGAAGAAAGCTTCATGCTACTGAACTTAACTGCTGGCAATAGTTCGTACACTCTCCCCGACGAAGTCATTGATGTCAAAGTTGTTTATCGTGCCAGTGCAGGCGGCATAGGTACTACAAGTACAGGATTTGAGCCTTTTGAAGCCGCATACTTAAACATGTATATGCTAAATGCCGCACGTGGCCAGGGCTTACTGTCGTTTGAATTATACATGGGACAACGCGAACTAATGGGCCGAATGTTTGGAGCCAACGTGACATTTACCTGGAGTCAAACCAGCAAGCAACTTAGTCTGCATCGTAACATCAAAGGTGACGAGTCAGTACTGTTACACACGTACAACTATCGACCAGATGAAGCATTGTTGGCAGACACTGGTTCGGGCCCATGGCTTAGAGATTATGCAACTGCCACAGCAAAGATGATGCTGGGACAAGCGCGAAGCAAGTTTGCGCAGTTAGCCGGCCCACAAGGTGGAGTAACATTGAACGGCACTGACTTAATTGCTCAATCACAATCTGAAATCGAAAAGTTAGAAGAAGATCTAAAGACATTTGCCGATGGCGGCACACCGCTTGGCTTTATTTTTGGTTAAACGGTAACTTGACACACCTATGCACTTGTGTTAATATAGTGCATGACTACACAAATTATTGGCATCTGCGGTTTTATTGGTTCTGGCAAAGACACTGCCGCAGACTACTTGGTTAACTTTCACGAGTTTCGCCGAGACTCATTTGCCGCTACCCTTAAAGATGCAGTTGCAGCCGTATTTGGTTGGGACCGCGAACTGCTCGAAGGACGTACAAAGCAAGCCCGCGAATGGCGAGAACAAGTTGACCCATGGTGGGCTGAACGTTTAAAGAAGCCCGCGCTTACTCCACGGTTGGTACTACAGCTTTGGGGTACTGAGGTTTGCCGTCGAAGCTTTCATGATGACATTTGGATTGCCAGTCTAGAATCTAGACTACGTAATAGTCGAGACAACATTGTTATCTCTGATTGTCGCTTTCCCAATGAGATTAACTCTATTAAGCAAGCTGGCGGCAAAGTAGTTTGGGTTCAGCGCGGCGAATTGCCAAGTTGGCATATTATGGCTGCCAAGGCCAACCGTGGTGACATTGTAGCAGCTGAAAAACTTAAACAACTTGGCATCCACGCAAGCGAAACAGCATGGGTTGGAACTGATTTTGACTATATAGTAGATAACAACGGCACTGTGGATGATCTATACAAACGTATAGCAACGATTGTCCAGTGAGTTGTAAAATACTATTTTTTGGTAAATAGGGCCAAATTTAGCACTTTGCGCTAAATATCTTTGTAAAGGGTATGATCCCTTAGATTACGGAGATATATAAAATGGCCCAATTAAGTTCCCCAGGTGTAAGCGTTTCGATTATTGACGAAAGCGCCTACGCATCTGCAGGCACTGG